ATCAAGGAGATAAATAATGACTGCATATCAACGCCCAGGAGTGTACGTTCAGGAAACCCTGAACCCAATCGCACCTGTTGTTGGAGCAAACTCCGATTCAGTAGCCGCTTTTATTGGCGTCAACGCTCGTGGTCCTCTGACACCTACTCTCGTTAGCTCGTGGAGTGATTACCTCAACAAGTTCGGCGGTTGGGGAACTAATAACAACCTCGCTATTGCTGTGTTCTTGTACTTCGCTAACGGCGGAAGCCAAGCTTACGTTACACGCGTAGTTAAGGGCTCTACTGCTCTAGCAACTCGTACATTCCAAGATGGCCAAGAGTCGCCAGCAAACACATTGACAATCAAGGCTAACAACCCAGGCACATGGGGAAATAACATCAACGTTGTTATTCAAGCCTCTCCAGGCTCTTCTGGAAACTTTGACCTTGTTGTTTACTACGGCGGAACAGCTGCCGCAAATAAGGTAGAAACCTACCCTAACCTTTCTATGACAGCTTCTGATGCTCGTTACGCAATTGGCGTAATTAACGCTCAGTCAGCATACATCACAGCAATTGACGCAGGCTCTACTGCATCAGGAACTACTCGTAACCCATCTGCTACATCAGGAGCTGTTGCTCTAACGTCAGGCGCTGACGGAACTGCACCTGCAGCAGCTGATATTGCTGGCGGAGTTACAGCGTTTGATACCGTACCTCAGTCTTTGATTCTGAACGCTCCAGGAGTTACAGATTCTACCTCTGTCAACATCCTTTTGAACTACGCTTCAAACCGTGGAGATGTGTTCGTAGTTATTGACCCTATTAACGACACAGTTGCTAACCAAATTACTTTGGCTGAGGCGTATACCCAGACTTCTTACGGAGCTGTGTACTACCCACCTATTACCATCAATGACCCAACGAACAGCACACCAGGAACAGTTATCACAGCTGCAAATCCAGGCGGAGCAATCGTAGGAAAGTACGCGGCTACAGACAAGGCTCGCGGAGTATGGAAGGCCCCAGCAGGTCTATCTGTTCGTCTTGGCGGAGCAGTATCTGTTCCTTCATTGACTTCAGCAAACTTGGATGACCTGAACTCAGCGGCTGCGCCAGTAAACGCCATTCGTTATATCAACGGTTCTGGAATCGTTGTTATGGGCGCTCGTACACTTGAAGCTGGTTACGCAAGCATGTACGTCCCAGTACGTCGTTCGCTTATCTACTTAGAGAAGGCGCTTGTTGACCTCACCAACTTTGCCATCTTTGAGCCAAATGACACTATTTTGTATCGTCGTATTAGCAGCATCCTTAATGGATTCTTGACTAACTTCTGGTCTCAAGGTGGACTTCGTGGTTCCACTCCTCAGCAGGCTTTCTTTGTGCTGTGTGACACCTCAAACAACACCTTGTCTACTGTGGAAGCAGGTCAGGTCAACATTCAGGTAGGCGTTGCGTTGCAGCGTCCAGCTGAGTTCGTAGTAATCAATATCGGTCAGTTCGATGGCGGCGCAACCGTCACTGTGGCGTAAGGAGCCCAATAAATGGCAACAACCCCAACATCCAATATCCAACGTTGGTCAAGTCTTGCGACAGACCCCTTACGTAACTTTAAGTTCATCGCAGAGTTTTCTGCGGCGACTAAGAACGGAAGTACAGGCGTCTTTAGCACTGATATCACCCCTACAACCGTAGCTGGTTTTACCAGCATCACTGGTTTGGGAATCAACACTCAGTCTATTCCTTACCGTGAAGGCGGCTACAACACCACCATTCACCAGATTCCAGGAATGACTACTTTCACACCTATCACCTTCCAGCACGGTACCCTTGTAGGTAATTATCAGGGCATCAAGTGGATGCGCGGTCTCTTTGCAGCTGCTGCTGGAGAAGGCATCTCTACCACTGAGGGAACTGGAGATTTCCGCGTTGATGTGGACATCTACGTTCTTGACCATCCTGCACAGGTGGGCGATAAGGACGACCTAGTAAGCAAGGCTCGTATGCACTTTAAGGTGCACAATGCCTGGATTACTACCCTTCAATACTCAGACCTAAACGCTGGTGACCAGAACATCTTGTTCGAGCAAATGACGCTTGTACACGAAGGTCTATCTGTTGGCTTTATGTCTACAGCAGGAACCGATGACGCCAGTACTTCTGGCGGAGTCGCTAAGTAACTAACACTCTAAGGAGCATAATACGTGAGCACATTAACACAAGACCCCAAGGCAGTTAGCGCTGCTATTGAGGAAGTAACAAAAGAAGCAGCACCACAGGTAACAACGGTACCACCATCAAATAGTGAGGTTAACCTTCCTGGGGGTTTTATTACCCAGGAAGGCACCCTCGTTAAGTACGCAGAAGTGCGAGAACTTAACGGAGCCGATGAAGAAGCCATTGCAAAAGCTGGCGGTTTAGGACGTGTCTTGACTACCATTCTTCAAAGAGGGTTAGTAAGCATTGGTGGAGAAAAGGTTCGCAAAGAGGACCTAGATGACATCCTTGCTGCAGACCGCGATGCAATTCTTCTTGCTATTCGTCGCGTAACATTTGGAGATACAGCAGACTATCAGTTTACATGTACCTGCGGAGTAACCTCTGTTGTTCCTATTGACTTAAACGCAGACATCCCAACCATCTATTTAAAGAACCCAATCGATGACCGTAATTGGGAAGTCCAGCTAAAGAATGGCACAGCAGTCCTTACTTTGCCTAATGGCTACGTGCAGCGCCTACTAACAGAGAATGCAGATAAAACTTCAGCTGAGCTGAATACCATTCTTCTTGAAGGCTGCGTCCTTTCGGTAAACGGCAAGGGCTCACTGGGAGCATCAACAGTTCTTAAGCTGGGCATGCAGGACCGCGAAACTATCATCAATGAAATTTTAGAAAAGAACCCAGGCCCACGCCTTGGGGAGGTGAAGAAGAACTGCGAGGCATGTGGAGCATCTGTTGATACTCCTATTAGTCTCGTAGCTTTGTTTCGCCTATAGCAGCGAACAGTACGAAAACTTATTAGATTCCTTTGAAGCGCTTACTAGAGCGTTTCCAGGTTGGACACTGAGTGATATTCGTTCTCTTTCTTTTAGAGAACGTAACAACTGGCTTGAAAGAGCCATAAAGAGACGAGGTAGGTAGCCATGGCTAACGAGTTTAATATGGACTCTGGCACTATGAGCAAGGCTGTTGCCGACCTTAACACCGCGTTGCAAAAAGCCCTCACCATGTTGGGGGCTATGGATGACAAGACCAAAAGTATCGCTAAGAACCTTGGCGGTACTTCTGGCGCTTCTGGGTTTCTTAGTAGCGTTCTTGGCGGCGGTGGTTCCTCAATAGCCGCTGGGGGAGGAAGCTTTACTGGTGGGTTTGGTTCTGGTGGTGGAGCGCTTTCTACTATTGGTGGAGTTGTCTCATCCTTAGGAACTGCTGCTTTAGGAATGGGAGCTTCTTTTGCTAACGCCCTTCCTACTGTTCAGCAAGCTGTCACCTCACAGCTATTAACTTCCCAAGCAAAATTTTCAGGAATGCAGGGTAATGTAAACGCCACTGTACGAAATATTATGGGCATGGGAACTTCTTCTAGCTCATCTGATTTACAACAGGCTATTGCGCAAGGAACTGCTAACGGAGTTCTTCCAGGACTTCCTGGATACAACAGTCAGATTCTTCCTGGAGTAGCCCAGGTATCCAACCTTACGGGCAGTTTCCAAAGTGCAATGAAGGCTACAGCCTCTCTAAACTCTGCTCAGTCTGTCAACACGTTGCGTATGATGGGAATTCAAGTTCGAGGTTCAAACGGAGCTGAACGCAGTCCAGCCGCTATCTTTAAAGACATTTGGAACTTGGCTGTCTCTCAATCAGGTGGAAAGCTAAACGCAAGCAATATTGCTATCGCCCTTCAACCTGGAAACGGTCTGTACAACCTTCTTCAAGCAGCTTCGGCTGGAGACCCTACTTTATTTCAAGCCTTACAGACAGCAGCACTCCAGTTTGCTCAAGGCGGAAACCTAAGTAAAGCAAGCACAACCGCGACTGGCCAAACCACAGCAGCCCTTAACTCCGCAAGTGCACTTAATCAATCTCAGTTTGGTCTAACTGCTGCTGCTCAGAATCCTATGGCTCAAGGATTTACAGAAGCAAACAACCTTCTTGTTAAGGCAACTAATCAGTTAGCGCAAATTGTTACCGCAAATCAAGGACTTGTTAAGCAACTAGCTAAGTTAGAAACAGGTCTGAACAGCAATATTGGGCAATCTATTGCTGGTGGAATTGCGTCTGCTTTGGGCGGCTTCTTGGGTGCAGGAAAAGCGCTTGCTGGAAGTAAAACTGGCCAAAGCTTATTCTCTAAAATAGGTAGCTTGTTTAAAGGCAAAAGCATCGTACAAGATGTTGAACTTGCTGCTGGAGGGATTGCAGGAGAAGTTGTTGACCCTGCTGGAGGAGGCCTACTTGTTGACGCCGCTATTTTAGCGGGAACTTCAGCGGTGGCAGGTGCTGCAGGGGCAGCGGCTTCTGGTGGTCTTGGTTTAGGTGCAACAGTAAAGCCACAAACCAGCAGTGTTTCAAGCTCCTCTGGAGTATCGGGCGCCCTACGTGCTGGTCTATCTGCGGTAGGAACTCCTTACTCATGGGGAGGCGGAAGTATTGGCGGCCCTACACGAGGAACTAATCAAGGCTCTAACACAGTAGGTTTTGACTGCTCATCTTTTGTTCAGTACGCATTTGCCAAGGTCGGCGTGATGCTCCCGCGTACTACTTACGCACAGGTAAATTGTGGTACAGCGGTCGACCCTCGCAACGCACAGCCTGGTGACCTTTTGTTCTTTGATGGACCAGCTAACGCACCAGGTCACGTAGCTATCTACATGGGTAACAACCAAATTATTCAGGCGCCTCATACAGGCGGTGCTGTAGAAGTCGTTGGTGTAGACCTTAGTACTGTTGTGGCCGCACGCCGCGTCATTAATGGTGCGACTGGAACTTCTATTAACAGCAACTTGCTCAACGGTTCAGGAAGCAATGGCGCTGTGGGAGACCTAAACAGCTTTATGGCTAGCTTGTCGGGTGGCATGACTGGCGGTGGCATCCAGGGCCTTAACATGAATGAGCTTATGGGGTACTCACCATCTTCCGCTATGAGCGGTGGAATGGCAGGTGGCTCTGGTATTGGGCAGGGAGCTAGCTCGTCAACCCTCAACTACTCTTCTGCAAAAATGGCAAAATCATACTTATCTATTAATCCTAAGAATGGTACACTTGACCCATCTTCAAACGCTGGTGGTACGACCATCACATATGGGGATATAACGATTCCTATTACGGTGCCACAAGGTTCACAATTTGATGAGCAAAAGCTTGCATCTCTTATTAAAAAAGAGCTTATGTCTATAGGTATACACTCAAAGGTGGCTAGTTCATAATGTCAAGCATAAACACATCAAAAAAGGGCGCCGTTAGCGTTCAAACTACTCTTGATAAAGCTATTGCCCAACACAAACTAGCTTTGCAAGCTCAACAAGCTAACACTAAAGTGTCTACGCTTATTAAAGCAAATGACTCTATCAATGCTCAGCTAACAAGCACCTACAATATTCCTTCCAACGACCTCTTTCCTAGTGACAGAGCTAGCGCTACGACTATGGAAGAGCAAATTGCTGCCTATAACAAAGTAATCATCTGGGAACAAAATATAGTCACCGACAGTGACTGGGGCGCCAACTACACCTTAGCTACTCCTGCCCCAAGCTCCACTATAACTAACACGTATAACAGACAAATACACGCTCGTGTAGGAACCTCTGCGTACAGTGGCACATTAAGCTCTCCTGACAAAGCGTTGCTGAACAGCGACATTACTTACCTGCTTAGCCAGACCGCGAAGATTCAAGCTAAAGTAAACAGTCTAAAGGCGGCTCTCACTAAAAATAACAACCTCATTAATAACAATACTAAAACTCTGTTTTCAGGTACGTCGGCAAAGACAGTGCCTCCTGCGCAACCTCAAACTCAAGAGCTACCTCCAGAAAATCCACCTGATAATTTTATGTGGAACTTGCCCCCTCACGCATGGAGCTTACCTGTAGACCCTTATGATATTGCTCCTGATACTACTAATAAAAGATTAGACCACTTTCACCAAACTCGTCGTGGGCGCATTTGGATGTACCAACCTTATTTAGGAACTACAACTACGGGAACTCCAACAACTGCATCTTCTAAAAAAGGAAAGGCAGCCCCTCCTCCTACAACGAATAACTATGGATTCCAGTTTATTTGGAACCCAGAAACGTTTAGCCAAGATACGTCTACGAACTCTAACATTACGACAAGCGCGTCTGACCCTTCTGCAGCATCTACAGGATTTGTTACGGGCAACTCTTCGTTAACCTTCACTCTTCGGTTAGACCGCACTAATGACTTTGCGTCTATGAAAGCTGGCACACCTATTACTAGCGCAATCGCCGCAGACAATATAAACAACACACTGTTTAATAAATCTATTGGCCCTAAACAAAAGCTAGCAACACTTCCTACAGAACCAGAATTTGATAGTAGTTGGCTAAACTACTACAAAATTGGAACTCCAAGCGGCTCTGATACAAACATTGAGCAAAAGATTATTGACCTTCTTACTTATGGTACTGAGGCTGACCTAGAGTATCTGTATGCGTCTACAAATGGAAAAGACGCTATCGGTATCGGTGGAAAAATTACAGCTAATATTGGGTACTTAAAAATGGCCTACGTGCGTGTAGACTTAGGTCAGCAAAAATTTGTTGGCGTTCTTTCTGACGTGAGTGTAAACCACCTAGCGTTCACTAGGGACATGATTCCTATCAGAACAGATGTCAATATAACTATTGACCTTCGTGTTAATACGCAAATGGTCACAAATAGTGGGCTGGTGGGCAATTGATTTATCAAAACTCTCGTTACTACAACGAACTGATTGACTTTGTTGCAATTACTGAGGAGGGCAACGCCAACCCTATTGTCTACTACAATGTGGACGCACCTGGCCTTATTAGTTGGTGGGAGCATCAGTACGTTGAGGGTGAGCGCTTGGAACAAATCGCTTATCAATACTACAAACGTCCTGAGCTATGGTGGGTCATACCTGAGTACAACCCTACAATTGTCGACTTTATTAATATAGCCCCTGGAACAATAATTAAGGTTCCTCGTGTTTAATTACCTTAACGTAGAGTTTCCTACTTTAAGTATCCCACCTAGTCGCGGATACAGCCTACACTCGTCCTGGTCCAGGTACGAGCATGAGCTTTTAACCGTCAGATTTATCGACTGGGCTGTTCCGTACGATTCAATTTCAGATGGAACACCTGTCACTGTTACCTTACGTGGAGTAGGCAATAACAGAGTTTTTAATGGGTATGTTCATCATATTGTCCCTGACCTAGCCCCCGATAAAAACTATGTAGATATCACCCTTATTGGTGCCTCCAGGGTCCTTAAGCAGCAGTCTCAACGAGTATGGTTAAACACAACTGCTGACCAAGTAATAGCCGATATTGCTAACGCTAATAACTTTTCTTACATCGCAGTACCCACTCCTCGCATGTACGACCAGATTTCACAGGCAGGAATGTCTGATTGGGAGCTGATGGTAAAGCTAGCCAAGCAAAACGAGTA